GTTCACTGCCGGATAGGCAGCTTAGAATATCATCTGGTCAAATTCACTGATGAGGTTCTCGTTCACTGCCGTACAGGCAGTTTAGAATATGCGCGTCATGGAGAATGGCTTCACTTGGTTGTTCACTGCCGAACAGGTAGCTTAAACAATATGTTCTTTATATTGCGTAGGTAATAGGAGCCGATTTTACGGATTGGAGTTTTTTTCGATGACTGAGAAAAAAAAAGCAGGATCACCAGGTAGCCGGGTATATTCTTATGTGTCCGATGATGGAACTGTGTTCTGGTCTTTAACCAAAATGAGGCAAACGGTCTCCACAGGTCGTCGATTGGTACTACAAAGCCGAGTTGGAACTCCCCTGCTTCCTTTTATGGTATTTATGAGGAATCGGGCTTTGGAGCTAAGTAATGAGAAGGAAGCCTCCGTTGAGGATGAGCCTCAATTGGAAAACAACAAAACAGACGAAAGGATCGACTAATGACTGAAGAAACCAACGCATCTGTAACACAACCTGAAGAAGAAACCAAGTCCGAACTCCCTACAGGGGAAGATGTCAAAAGCACTTCTGAGATTCCCGTCGGGGATGCCCCCGTGGATTCAGAAGACACCCCACCGGAAGTGGCCGGAGAAGAAGCTGACAATCCTGATCCCTCCTATCTGGGACAGATTGAAGAGCCCGAACAACAGGCAATTCTGGCTCTCCAGCAGAAACATCAGCAGATGGTTTTCCAGTTGGGCAACACCGTCCTTCGAATCTTCCAAACGGTCGATCAGGTGGGTGCCATCGAGGAACAAGTCCAGAATACTTACCAGGCTATCGGAAAACGTCTGAACATCGGACCAAAAACCCGTTGGTCGGTGATGCAAGACGGATCGGTTCGAGCAATGCCGAATCCTCCGGGGCCACAGATCGTTCCCCCACCGGCCCCCGAAAAGCCGGAAGGTGACGAACCGGAGAAATAAATGAGCGGAGCAGGATGGGGTCCAGCACCCGGAGATCAACCATTACCCCCTCAAAATGGGTCATTGGTGAGTCCTTACATATCAGGTGTCCTTGATCTTAATTGGGACGATCCTGCCCTGCTTGCCAAAAATGCTGCCTATACGGTAGTTGGGGTCAACATTTATCGGTCGGATACATCCGACCGTGGCCCCTTCTACCGCATTAATGAGTTTCCTGTTGGCGGGACGTTTTATCGGGATCAGACTACGAATGTTCAGGTTACGGAAACCGTGTCCTGGGCTGATTGGACGTATAAAGGGGACGGCCCCAATACCAGTCAATATTCTTTTGCCACAAAACAACGTCCTGCTGTCAAACAGGTTCCAGAACCCCCATTCGACCAACCTACGGCTGCTAATAACCCGACAGACGTGATACTGACCATCGACGGGGTGGAAGTACCCGTTCATTCGGTTTTTGGCCCTACAGGGGAAATTGTGCTCATCAATCAGGGTACTTTCAATGTGGTCACAGAGAAAATGGAACCTGCCATACTTCCTACAGAAGATTCGGTAGTGGAAATTTCATATTGGGTGAACCGAAATCATATTCGGACAACTCTGGATACCAATCTGTTTTACCGTTTGACTACTGTGGTCTTGGACTCTGATACTCCGAGTGGGTATAAAGAAACAGGTCTTGAATGGTGTAAGCCCCTCCTATCCAATACAATGGAGGATATGGATTATATCTGGCGGGAAGCCGTCCGGCGAAATGCCTGGATTCTTCAACAGGGTGGTGAACGGGTCAAGATTTTCATTCGGAAGACAACCGGAGTTCCTTGTAATTGTGGTCTCGATCCGAAGACCAAAGAATACCTTGGTCAACACTCACAAAGATGCGAAACCTGTTATGGAACCGGTTTTGTTGGGGGTTATGAAGGTCCATATGAAGCTATTATTGCCCCTGATGATTTTGAACGGAGGGTGAGTCAAAACTCAACAGGCCGACGAGATGAACATTCAGGTGAGGTTTTTATGGGACCCAGCCCCGTTGTGACACAACGGGATCTCATTGTAAAGCAGACCAATGAACGGTATTCAATCGGTCCTGCTCGGCGCCCGACCAATCGTGGAAATATGCTCCAACAGCATTTTACTATCAGTTCCATAGATGAACAGGATATACGAAACAAAATCCCCTTGGATGGGGTGTCAGATTTTATACGTCCTCAGACTCGTTATGGATTCCGACAGTATCCTTCGATGCCTGTGGATGGGGAACTTTCGTTCCCGCCGTCAACAGCACCCGATCAGGCTGCATATCCCGAAGGCCCAGATTCTCAAACTCCTATGCAGACGGATAAACAACCGTGGGCTGCCGGTACTCAACAAAGAGGGCGTACCCCGGTTTACGAGAACCAAAATGAATGATTTTCTTAATGATTTCAAGTACTTAGGTTCCAATAATGCCTCGTATAGATTATAACCGGATTCGGGCAACTTATGGAAAAACCTGGGCAAAGACAGGTAAGATTGAGATCGACGAATCGGTTCTCAATTTGATTGGTGAAATTCTGGTAGAGACTGTCAGGATTGAAGCAAAGAATGAATTTGTGAAACGAGGGTGGTCGATGGATGATCCGATGGACGGTCCTCCAATTGGAGACTCTTTCCGGTATGAGATCCTCGGAGAACGGACAGTTGTTCTTAAATCGTCATTTTATGGGTTGGCTGAACTGACTTCGAAGGAGGGCATACCTGAACGGAAAATGACGTGGTTGACCCAACAAGGTGCCAAGCGTAATGTGAAGACTAGGGAGCAGCGGCTCCGAGAAGCGAATATGCCGGGATTGAAAACAAAATTCAAATCAACTTCTCCCAGTTCAAGTCCTTTGGTTGTTCCTATAACGACCGATACGGGAGAGGTTATATTCAGGATGGCTCCTTTGAGGATGTCTGATGCCTGGATTCATCCGGGTATTGCTCGATTCAATTTTATGGAAAGAGCCCTCAAGAAAGCTCGGGTTAAAGTTGAGTCCCTGATGTCTGAATATTGTGGGAATGTTCTGAGTGCAGGAATGGCCGAGGTAATCAATGATGGTTGAAGCACAGATCATATGTACGTGTGTATTCATTTGGATTGCCGATTTGAATCTGGATATGAAGAAAGGGCAGGCAGCCATTGTTTCTGAGACTGCTGCAAAAAACTCAAAAGATTTGGCTCAGGCAAGAAAAAACGGTGGGGTACAGGTTACTTACATTGAGAGATTCAAGGAATTACGTTCTCCTGTGGAACAATCAACACCCGTGAAACCTGTTCAGAAAATGGTGTTACCCCAGCCTCCGCCGACAAAACCCCAAGTACGGGTTGAGAAAATCTCTTTAGATGAGGATGCTTTGGCTGACAAGGTGGCTGCCCGGATGAATGCGATGCGGGATAATAGTACCAATGATTTGATTTCATCTTTGATAGCCAAAGTGGAACAAATGCAAAATTCTTTGAAAGAACGCCCTCAAATTGTGAGGGAGATTGTCGGATCGGGTGGTAAAGTAGAAACAAAGGAAGATGTTCCGATGTTTATCCCTGAGAAAATTATGGGGAAGGACCGGGATATTGACCTGGAAATAGAAGAAACTACCTCTGAAGGCACTGTGGACGAAGCTTCTGAAGTTTTACGTGCTTTGAGAAAGAAGAAACAGGAGAAATAATCATGACTGAAGAAAAGAAACCAGTACCTCCAGTAGCAGTCCCTTTTGGAATTGGGTTGGATATTGGGACTATGAATATTGTGTCTGCTCGTCGAGGAAAAGATGGTGTCCAATCCAAACGGATGCGGGATGTCTTCATTGATCTCCCGATAACAGCTAAACGGATGCTTAATTATTCCAAAACAAGTTTTGTGGCCAGAGAAAAAGACGTGCTAATCCTGGGGGATGCTGCACTGGAAACGGCCAATGTTTTTGGAACAAAACCTCGTCGGCCTCTATCTAATGGAATCATTTCTGCCAGTGAGGTGGACAGTTTGGAGATTCTTGGGATACTCATCAAGAATGTCCTGGGCGAACCTCGAACACCCAAAGAACATTGCTATTTCTCTGTCCCTGCTGCTCCGATTGATTCTGACCAAGATATTATCTACCACAAAGGTGTCTTTGAGAAGATTGTTTCTGAGTGTGGGTATACTCCTCACGCAGGTAATGAGGCAATGGGTATCATTTATGCCGAAACAGCTAAAGAAGGTTTTTCGGGGATCGGGATTTCGTTTGGGTCGGGGATGACCAATGTAGCCATGTCCATTAACACTCTCGAAGGATTGACTTTTTCGGTTGCTCGTGGTGGTGACTGGATTGATGCAGGTGCAGCATCTTCTGTCGGGCAAACTTCTTCCCGAATCTGTGCAATGAAAGAAAAAGGGTTCGATCTAATGAAGCCCTTGGGTCGGGATCAGGAAGCTCTTGCTTTCTATTACAAGTCGGCCATCGATTATGCTTTGGACAAGATCGAAGAGAAATTCAAATCTATCCAAAGTAAGTTCTCTCTGTCCAAGCCGATCCCAATTGTGGTGTCCGGTGGTACGAGTTTAGCTGGGGGATTTATGGAGTTTTTCAACAATGTGTTTGAAAAACGACGTGACAGTTTCCCCATCGAGATATCCGATATCCGGCAGGCTCAGGAGCCTTTGAATGCCGTTGCTTATGGATTGTTGATTCAAGCCATTCAAGAACACGAGGATTGATATGACAACCCCCCAGGAATTACAAGATAAGCGGTCGGACATCTCTGACAAATGGTTTGGAGAAATATCTGACGACGGGAAAGTTCAAAACCATCCTGATTCTCTTGCCCCCAACCAGATTATTGCTGATTCTTTGCAAGAATACCTGGAGTTGGTCAAAGAGGCCCGCCAGCAGGGCATTATTAAAGAGCAGTATGACGAGCCTTGGGGAAGACGGTTAGGTTTCCAGACAACCGATGGGAGAATCGTCAGTATCCATATGCAGACTATGAAAAACTACTTTTTCCATGTGTCCAAGAATGGCATCATTGACGGCATCGGCATTACTGTTGAAGAAGCCTCAAAAGAAGGACCCTCTATAGTATTGAGTAAGTGGTTCTGTGATATGGAATTTGATGTAGCTAGTGCCATGAGGACTCCTTCAGGACGCCGTGTTGTTTTAGGTTTGGATGTCAAGGAGGATGAAGGTCTCGTCATTGATGTGGATGAGAACGGAGAACTACCTTACCCTGAAGGATATCGGGGGATGCAGGATGTAGCTCATTACAATGACAGTAATCCTTCAGTCCGCTATAAGTGCCTTGAAGTGGAGGCATTAGATTCTCAGTTCCCCGAGAAAACATCGTCTACCCCAGGCGAGAAGACTCCTATGGTGGTAGAGGAACAGACCATCAAAGTGGTTTTTGACAAAAAAGGAGTCTGAGATGGAATACAAATACGATTACGGTACCAAACCCAATACCATAGTTACTTCGGAACATGCTCTGCTCAAGAAAGTCACCGTCACCATCAAACAGGAATGGGAACCGGTTGATCCAGACAACCCAGTAGATGTGGAACTAGCTGCTAAACTCAGCAAAACTCCTATCGTTTGGAAACTAAATCCGAAGAGAATGAATATAGAACAAAAACGGGATGTCACTCCTGTAAAATATGTGGGGTCAGAGGAAACGGTAGAGATGGAAATTGGTCCCACGACGGCAACCGTTTCAGGGGAACTGCTCGACGAATAATCCCCCTATCACCTCCCTTTAGATAGAAGGAGGTGTCTATGTATTTCCGTCTAGTGGAGGCACTAAAACGTCGGTTCATCATGGAGTTGAGGAGTTATTGGCAATACCATCCTCTCTATCCTGATCTTCCAGACAACATTATCGGGAAATTCTCATTCAGGGAGCGTCCTTCAACTGGCATTGTTGTAAAGACTGGTGGGGGTAGCCATGTTATGTTGTCCGCAGATAATTATGTGGGAATTATCGATAGTTACGTCAATTTAGCCAAATACCAAAATAAACCAGGTCTGGCCATTGAATGGGTTCGAGAAGATGCTCTGGCAATCCAAAAAAACAATGGAGGTTTTCCGACTCCTCCAGGGGTTTATTACGTTGAGTTGACTGAAGACAATGAGTTCTATGTGGATGGTTTGGCCAATATGTATAACGAGATTCTGACTCCCGTAGATACCTTCACTTATTCTATGACTTCCTTACCTTTGAAAGGGACGATTCGTATTTATGAGATGCCTGCTCGATATCAATTGGTTGAGGGTGTGAACTATACGGTAGACTTGGATGCTCAAGGAAGCCCGACAGGAGATATTACTCTCACTCAAGCTTTAACAGGTAACCGGTATTTGGTTGCCGATTACAAACATCCCGTTGGTTCTCGTGGCCCTTATACTATCAGTCCGGGGTTTGCAAACAACACGGCGATCCCTGGTGTTGTTCTGGCTTTTGGCCGACGTAACAAAAAAGGGGATATTCAAGCAATTGTCGTGGATGACTGCCGACGGCCAGCAGCTCAGGTTTATGGTGGTAAGTGGGAACTGACGATGGACTTCGATGTTGTGGCTCGGGATGTCTATGCTCAACAGGAGATTGCCGACCAAACAGTTGTGTATCTTTGGGGTGTTCTCCGGCCACGTTTATCCTCCGAAGGTATTGAAATGTCTGAGATTTCCCTTGGCGGGGAGTCTGAAGAGGTTTATGACGAGAATGGGGATGATTATTTCTACAACTCCTCGTTTTCATTGACAGTTCAAACAGATTGGGAAGTTCATATTCCTTTGAGTGCTTTCCTCCGGCAGGTAACCCCTGCAAGTCAGGAATATTCAGAGTATACGGCTTCTTTGACTGATGCCCAGTTGCGGGATGCAAATACGGCAATCCGGCAAGCAAAGGATATGGGAGTGGAGTTGATGAGAGATCCCTATTTCAATAATCGGACAGCAACTTTTGAGGTTATCCGGTAGTTCTTTTATCTTGGGGCTCTTATTAGAGAGGACAAAATAAATGCCGTTGTATCAATACCAATGTAGTTGTGGACTTAGATTTGAGGCAAATGCAAAAATGGCTGATTATGCAGAGACAAAAAGCTGCCCTGATTGTGGAGGGGATGCCGAGCGCAAGATGCCTGAAAATGTGATGAGTGTTTTCAACCAAGATGTTTCGGGTCCCATCCCTCAAAATACGGGAGTGGCCAGTTTGGATGCCCACATTGATCGAGTGATAGGGAAATCAGCAGAACAGGGCCGAAAGGCTCATGTGGTTCGTGTGGATGCCAAGAAACAGATTCTACGAGAGAATCCTGAAGCCACGGGTTACGATATTACCAAGACTCCTGAAGGGGAATTTACTTTGATGTCCAAGGAAGAACGAAATGCTCGGGAAACGGCTTTGTCCGTCAATAATCAGGCTATGAAAGTCATACAACAAGAGAGGGCAAAGACCTCTCGGTAATAGAAACTAGACCTCAAGTGGTCGTGGATAAAACATATGAACTGACTGATTGACCGATCTTTTGAACTTTAACTACCGCCGTTGGCTGGAGAAACAGACGGACTTATGGATAGACCAACGAAAAAGTTTGAGCTGAAACTCCGCACGACTTGTGGAAGAAAACAAAAATAAGAGGTGTAAAAATGGCATTTCCTGGCAAATCATACGCCCCTCCGGGTGTCTACACGAGGACACTATTCGAGAATCCGGTTTCTGGAGCCCTTGATAGTTTCAAAATCCCGATCTTCATTGGTGAGGGAAATGAGTATCTGGCTGAACAGAATTTGGAGATCGTTCGAGGGTCCTCTCAGAATGTCGATCAGAAGATCGTCGGTGAAGATGAGGCTGGGCGTGCTGTGGTCAGTATCACCCAAGCTGGTGTTATCACCTTGGGTGATTTTGATGGCACTCTGGACAGAATTCAAGTCCGTAAATACCCCATTGTAGACGGTCAAGGTTCGGGTACAACCACGAACAGCCGTTCTGATGTGGTAGTCACCATCAACAACCAGATTATGGTTGTTCGGTCGGTGGACGGGACGAACGGTATCATCAAACTGGCACAACCGCCAAAAGTTACGGATGATGTCCGTGTCACCTATTTCTTCAAACGGACAGACACTTTGACGACTGATGATGTCAGCAGTCAGGTAAACCCAGACTCGGCAATTGTTCGAGGTTCTGAAGGTATTGCCGATGTTGATTCACCGGTTGGACAGGAAGGTTCCGTTGGAGCAGGTACTGTCATCGATCTGCACGGGGACATTACGAATGCTTCCGGGCAGGTCATCGTTCCTGCAAACAACGTTCTCAATCTGATCATCGATGGCGTAAAATATGCCATCACCCTTGCTCCGAGGACTGATTACACGATGGCTCAGGTTGCTGCTGCTATCACGGCAGCCAATAAAGGAACTCTGACAGCCAGTGCTTTTATCAATAATTTCGGTCTTTCGGCTCTTTTGTTGACAGCCGATGGAAGCATCGTAGTGAGTGCCGGATCAGCAAATGCTGAACTTGGACTCATCACTGGTTCGGCAGATACCAGAACGACAACTTTCTACACCTTCCAGGGACCTATCGTCGATGGTTCCAACGGTGGTGTGACGACAACCGATCCTTCCAAGGTGGTGGTTAAGGTCAACAACACCCAAGTCATTCCGGTTTCTGTAAACGGAACCACACGGGCAGTCACCCTTACATCAGCTCCGAAAGCTGGTTCTACCGTGACCATCCAATACTGGTTCAATGCCTGGCAAGACACCTTCGATTATCTGGCCCACACAGGAGTCACCTCCGTGACCCAATGTGGTGTTGCTCCGAATGCCAAATCGTACATCCAAGAATCAGACTTCGTTCTGAAGGATGACAAGATTGTTTGGGGTACGGCAGCTTTGATTTCCAGCGGAGTTCATACTACGGGTGCAACCCTATTTGGGGAAACTCAGATCACCAGCACCTTAATCGACAACAAAACGTTCCTCTCGTCCTGTACTCCAGTCGTGCAAAGTAGTGGTGGAATCTCCACTGATAGCCGGATGGATTTCACACTTCCTTTCCAGCCGACTCTGGGTAACGGTCGAAACACCCCCTTGGGTCAGAGCCTGTTCCAGACGGTAAGCAACGGTCGAATCGACCTCCCGACCAACCGCCCTGACGTGGTGGATGTGTACTGGGGTTACGATGTCCAAGATGCTCTTGAAAGAGGTAAAGTTGATGTGGACAAAGTGGAGGGCATTGTCGTTACCCTGGCTGAGGCCGTTCCGGTCGGAGCAACAGTGTTTGCTTCCTTCTGGTACAACCTCCTGACGGATAACGAATTCACTCTAACCTGTGTGAATCCTGGAGCCTCTGGCACGGGTACTTACACAATCCAGGATAAGGGTGATGTTGACATTTATGGGGCCACTTTCAATACCGGTACAAAGGGATCATCTCTCAACGGTGTGACTCTGGAATTCCCGTCCGGTTCTGAAACGACTCCTGATCTTCACTTCGAATCCCTGTCAGGTGATGATTTCACCGGGCCGGTTGAAGAAATCGTGACAGTTCAGTTTGCTTCTCGGGTGGCTACTCCTGCAAAATGGACGCTGCCGGGTGCCGGACCTTACGAGTTCATTAAAAACTACTCCGACAGACTCCGAATCAAGTTGCATACCTACGAATCCGTCGGTGCTGCTGGCCTGAATCTGGATAATCCTTCCGGTAGTGCTTCGGTAGCAGGTCATGGTGGTGGATTCTTTGCCTCTGTGGTCGGTAATGAAGTGGATTACACGGGCGGTTCTGGTGCAACCATAGGTCAAAGTTACTCTTTGGCCAGTGCTGAAGACTTTTACCTTTTGGTGGACGATGCCAATATCCTGGTGAAAACATCCAGCACGGTGACAAATGTGGATGTTAGCTATTTTGCCGACATCATCAACGAAGCTGCCAGTGGACATCAAGCTTTGGCTGTGTCGGGTGGAGTCAGCACTATCGAACTGCCACACACCAAATCCGACGTGAATAACTACTATGTCGGTTGGAGAGTGGTCATCGGTAACCACGCCCTTGGTGGAGCAACCCCCGGTCAGTACCGAACCATTACAGCTTACGATGGAACAACGTGGACAGCCACTTTGGATACTGCTTGGACTGGTGGTGCTGTTGCAAACAACACTCCTTACTACATCTACAACCCGGATGCCCGTTCCAAGATGGTCGGTGCAACTGAGTTCAACGGCCCTGTTACAATTACAGCAGG